CTTTTGCCTTGGCAATTACTGCTCTATGCGGAACTAGCGCTTCATCTGGCAATAAAGGCTCAAGATATTGTATTGCATCCTCAAGCGCTTCGAGCAATTCAGGAGCGGCGACCATTAAATACTTATCTGCTCCACTCGGTGGATCGCCCTCGGTTGGATAATATTGTTCGCAACTTCCGAAATCACACACCAGCTCGCCATTTGCACCAACTATCTTTGGCATCTCTGAACCTATTAACTCTGGCTCCTCAACCCACACCCACGGCCCCGGAGTAAATTTATTCATCATCCTCTTCCTCGTAATCATCCTCATCAAACTCCATCACAGACATAGGAATCCCATAAAACAACTCGAACTTAAGCCGTGGTCGATACGGATCACCGATGGATTTTTCATAGGCTTCGGTGTCGTTGATAACCATGTGGTTTTCTAAGTCAGGCATTGGAGTGCCTCCGTAGGCGATGGATTGATTAAAACAAATACGATTCCTCTTGTCAATGCTGTTGGTAACATATATTATTAATGGACATTAAATATCTCGGAGGCAGCATGACACCAAAACAAGTTATTACCCATTTCGGCTCAGTACAGAAAGCGGCATTAGCCATTGGCATGACGACACAATGTGTCTATCAGTGGCAGAAGAACAATAAAATCCCCTACGCTTCACAGCGGATTATCGAGCTGTTAACCGATCATAAACTAGAGGCTAGAAAGCCATGACGCTAGAAAGTGATTTTGAGCGGTTTAATGGCGCCATGTCATACGACAAAGATAGCGGGAATATTACATGGAGGATATGGGTTTCTTCTAGCTCATCAATAGGCAGCATTGCTGGGCATGCCAACAAGAAAGGCTACATCTATATTGGGCTTGGAAATAAGATCTATCTGGCACATAGAGTGGCATGGCTACTTCATTATGGAGAATGGCCAGACAAGAATATAGACCATATAAATGGCAACCCTTCAGATAATCGGATATTAAACCTGAGATGTGTATCGCAATCAGTGAATATGCAGAATTTGAGAAATCCGCCGTCTCATAATAAATCAGGACTAATGGGAGTTAGCTGGTTTACTGCGGGCTCTAAATGGAGGGCCACCATAACAATTGGGGGGAAAGAAAAACACCTTGGATATTTTATAGATAAACAGGAGGCGTATGAAACATACCTGGAAGCAAAAAGAAGACTTCACGAGGGATGCACTATTTAATACTTATACTTTGATTGAATTGGTCACCAAAGGAAAATTAAAGCGAGAACAATCATGAATGACGACATTACTCCAGGCAGTGCCGCCCCGCTCATATGGGCCGTATTGATTATTGCCATCGGGGCTTTGTATGAAGTGTGGAGATTTATGCAATGAATAAAGTAGGCGATTTGCGGGTGTGGTGGATTCCACAAGTACCTATGCATTCTTTTGAGGTAGATGTATCAAGCGTTAAAGAGGGCGCAAAGATATTAAAAGTTCTGGCTGATTATGACAAATTTCAATTTGAAAATAATGTTAAACCGGATTATTGCAACGCTGGCGGATTAGACCGTTGGTGCTCGAACTCTGATGGCGAAGGCACCCCAGGATGGGAAGGATGGTATGACGAAGAGACCGGCGAAGATGATATACAAGAATACTTAGAAGGGCTTCTAGATGAATGATCCATTGGATGATCGCATGCCCTGTAAAACCCCTGACTGTCGACGCCATGTCGATTTTGTTCGGCGTGAGTTAGGGTTGGATATTTGCTTTGCTTGCAGTGTGGGGGATATACGGAAAATCTCTGAGGCAGAGAGGATTGCTCGACAACGGTTTTTGTTAGCTTTTGGAGAAAAGGAATGAAGGCTTTTTTACTTAAATATCAAATCCAAATACTTTGCGTTGCCGGCTTTCTCATTGGCCTATCGATAGGCGGCAGTCTTTTGTATTTGGCTTATTCTATTTCGATGGTGTTTACAAAATAACTACTAATTCAGTAATAGTTAGTAGTTGCGGTGAAGTATCCAGCCTCACCGCCCTTATTCAACCAGTAATAGCGGTATTTAGTTGTGCCGTATTGGCCAGAATTGCATCCGCAGCCGCTTGTACAGCCGGATCGGAACTGGTTTTCAGTTGAGAAATCAGATCGACTACTTGCGTAATCACAGCGGTCTGGGCTTGTACAGCAGCGGTAAGGTTTTCGGTTGCAGTGCTCATTCGATTTAACTCCCCAAGAAGGTGTTTGAAGTATTTGAACATAGGATGCCCCTAGACGAGCCTAAAGCATAACTTTGAATGCTGACAGATTCCGTGCGACAGCACACAGAGTATTAATACGGGATCACAATGACAGATGGCTGACAGGAAGGATGCGGTGGCGGGTTCCCTGCATGGAGGCTCCCGCGTTCGAATTGCCATCGGCGCAGCTGCAAACTGTTTTCCGCCTAGGCCCACACACATACACATGAAATTGCAGCTTTCATGCACCGCAAACCCATCATAGCTCAACCGGTCTAAACAAGGGAATCTTTGGGATCGAAGGGGGTGGGAAGTTAGCCTCTTTGTACTCCTGCGTTCCTTCATGCCAATATCGCAAGGTGGGGTAGGCATCCTCAGCCCCATACTCGGAAAGCGTTCTATGACGCAGCCAAGCGTCTCTCCACAAGTTAAAGCCTTCGGTATGTTCCTGACCATTAATCTCCCAGCACACTAAGTAACGCGGCAATTGTTCCATTGTCGTGGTTCCATCGGTTTTTGATCGGGAGGAAAACTCTAAATCGGCAGTAATTCACACTTCAAAATAATAATTGCTATCGAATTCAATCAGTTAATTAGGTTACTCAATCGATTGTTACGGTACCTTTTGTAACGTTTTCAATGTTACTTCACGAAATTGATTAATTATCAGTCAGATTTTCAATGAAAAATAATGACTTGTAAAATAAAAAAGTGTTTGTAAAACAGGGCGAGCTCATCTATATTTATTCCCGTGCTAGCGCTGTTTTGAACCAGCTTAGTACCCAAATGAAGCGGCCAAGACCCGTTAAGGGTTGAGCCGACCACAGATCCCGCTTCGTCTGTGACCACCGGGTTCAAACTCAACCACTTAACGGGTCTTTTTTTATGTCGATAAAATTCCAGCAAATAACCTCCAGTCTTTGCAAGATTACCGATGACGGGGATCACCCATACAATCAAGACATCGTATTAACTCCCGAAGAGGCCCATGAGATCGGCACCGCCTTAATTGGCTTTGCGCTTGTGGCCAAGCCCGAATTGTTCACCAAAGTTTTCCGTTACGAAGATTGACAATTAACGCCTTTCGTTCGAGACACGTACAGTTTACAAGGCGTTAAATAACGGAACTGAGCTGACACCCAGAAGATTAACTTTTTAACGATCACACTTGCACCAGCTGAACCGGGAAACCGCTAAGCAAATCGATTCAGAACACCCGGTAGCAATACTGCTGAATTGAGGATAGAGGGGGTGCCGCATAGTCTTAAACTGCTTCGAGACTGTGCCAAACGAGTAAGCGGTGGCCTTGGTTATGTTGAATAACTTGGGCGTCCTGGAAAGACGATAAAAGTCGCTCGATAAGATGTGTGGTTGAACTAGGCAGCAATGAAGTTTAAGGGGCTAAAATCTGGGCCACCCCTCCCCTCTTTAATGACAACTATTCTTTTATTTTGGCAAGGAGATTACGGTGGACATTGACGGTTTAACTCTTCCAAAAGCCAGTGGGATCGATCGGATCAAACAGGACTTCGACAAATTTATTTCCTACTGGAGTACCGCAAAGGGTGGGAGGCCTGATCGGTTAATCCTCGGAGTAAAGTTCGCCACACCGCTCAAGAAATCGATGCGGGCTCAAAAGCTTGATGCGGATGAAATATCCTATAAACAAATTCCAATCACCGTACTTGGCTAGCCGGGAGAAGATTATGGGAATGCGATTAAGTTTACTACTTGAAAAAATGCGCACAGATAGGCCGGATGAATGGTCAATGGATGAGTTTGCGCGTAAGGCACGGCAATTAGAGGACGCGCTGTTAGATGCGCGCTCCGGGATGAAATATATTCGAGAGGCGCATGGGAATCTTTATGGGGTTGGATTTGATCGCGTCGAAGAAAAGGCGGCAAAGGCCCTCGATGAATGACCAACATTGACTTGATCGGATTGCTCAACGATGTACGCCTAGTTCTATTAAACCTAGGAAAAGATCGAATTACTGCGATTAGTTTTAGAGCCAAGGATGGCAAAGGGATTATCGAAGTAGTACCTGATGAAAGATTATTGGCTACGGGCGAGAAGAATGGATTTGGTTTTTATGTAGACAATGGCGTTAGCGTGATTTGGAGGAAACAATGATCACTCTCGGAATAGCTTTCATCCTCGGTTTTTCCCTTGGTGTTCTGTTCATGGCCCTATCAGCTTAATTTTTGGAGAATAACAATGGAAATATATTGGGTGGGCTCAAATGGTGAAGACCCTGAGCGGATTTATTTTAATCATTCGGATGCGCTAAACAGTGATCACAATTATTTGGATTCATTTGATTCGGATGGTCTGCATGTGGAATCTTACAAACTAGTAGATCATAGATATACCACCGATTTTTAATTATTGATTCGGAGAAAATAATGGATAACTTATTAAAAACGGTAGATGCGGCAGAAGACTTTCAGATAACGATGAATTTACGAGTAGCTTGTCTTCAGGTCGGCCAGCACAGAATCGAGCGGTTACAACAAGCATGGGTAGGACAAAAGACAGGGGAGGTTATTTGGAGGCCAGTAGAAATTCACTATGTAAGATTGCCAGAAGAATTAATTTAATAATTGGAGATCGCAATGGATAACAAACCCTTTGACGAAGGCTTTACCGACGGTGAGTTAATGCTGAATGCCGGGGTAGGCTTAGTATTAATTGGCCTCGTGGTGTTTGGTCTGTGGATTTATATGGGTGGTTCGCTATGAAATTCGTCCGATTTTTTCTATTCGTTATTGTATGCAGCTTCGCTTATGCAGGAGGGGCTGATCTAGTTGGCTTCACTGTTTCGCAGGCTATTGGATGGATGCTTATATTCCTGACAGCCGATCTGTATCGGAGTTTTAAGTTATGAAATCTCGTTTTTATATGGGAGGAAAGGTATGAGTATTGAAAATGACGGTGGTCCAGCATTCCCCTCGCATGGCTCAATGGGCGAAGTTATTCAAGAGGGCCAGAGCCTGAGGGATTATTTTGCGGCGAAGGCGATGCAATCAATCCTGCTCCTCCCCAATGCGATATACGATAAAGATGTAGCGCGCTTTGCATATGAAAAGGCTGATGAAATGATTGAGGCTCGCAAGCTATGACACCATATCATCACTACGATTCCATTCAGGCCGCTGTAAACCACGCTAGAACGCGCTGCATTGAATCTTGCAAGGCCATGACTCTAGTACAGTCAGGTCACTTAGTTCGTGTCGTGGAGGCCCGTTTAATGGGGTTTAAGCCCATCCTAATGACCGTCAAAGCCTACAACCCGGAGAAGTCGCGGATGACGCTCGAGGAAGCCTGTTTATTGGCCAAAGAGCGGTCAAAAAAGTACCGGATGCCAGTGGGTATCAGAAAGATCGATGGGACAGCGATGTGGAACACGTTCTATGTGACGGACAAGAACCGGGATCAGGCGATTAAGATCATTGGAGGCAAATAAGTGCAGCTGGAACATATCTTTGATGATGAGCTTGCAGCGCTGTGTCGAGCTAGAAATTTAACCGCATCGACAAATATCCAACATTGCATTATTCCGACGAATGGCAAGTGGGAAATTATTACGGTGGCGAAAGCCGCTAAACAGGCTATCCCCGTCAGGGATTTTCACATTGCGAAAGTGAGGGTAAAGGCGTGAACGATCAAGAATTGTTGGAGCTAGCGGCGAAGGCTATCGGGGGATCAATCCACGAGATTCATGAAAACTATGCGTGGCTAATTGTTGCCTCCGAGATTGAAAAAGATCAAAGCCAATTGATTATGTGGTCGCCGTTAAATGACGATGGCGACGCGCTGCGGTTGGCGGTGAAGCTGCGCATGGATATTGAGCCGTGGATTCATGGCTGCTCAGCATGTGCTCGCGTTTGTTGCGGCGAGATCCTGATTGACGAACCGCACTATGGTGACGACCCAGAGCGCGCAACCCGCCGCGCCATAACCCGCGTTGCTGCTGAGATTGGTAAAGCAATGCCATGAATGAGTCTCGAAACCTCAATCAAAACGCATTACTACACAGTCTCTGTGGGCAAATAGCCAAACAACGACAGTGGGCGGGGCAGAAATTAGATACGGAAGGGTGGAAAAGACTTGTCGTCGATGCATGGGCCAGAGAAACCGGAAGATCACCCGGCAAAGTCGTTCCTAGTCTGGATTGGCAATCGGTGGTGGTGTTGAACATATCCACCCGCAAATTAGGGAAGCGTGATTTTGCCGAATTGGTCGATTGGCTGCTGGCTTGGTGTGATCAAGAAGACATTAAAATCAGTGCACCAGCTGAATATGAAGAATGGGCACAACTTTACAGGAGAGAATGAGATGATAGGAATGCTTGGCGCGGGCTTTGGTACTTGGCCATCGAATACTGAAGCGGATCGGCTCGTAGCGAAATTGCGCAGTGAGCAAGGAACTGCATATTGCGCTTGGGCCAATCAGCAGCGTGCGCAGGAAATGCAAGAGCCAGTTAGCCAAATAACAACAAAATGGGGACAGGCCGAAGATGCCGAATTTATCACCGTCGAAAATCGGTAAATGTGTTTCCTGCAAAAAACCGACCCCCAATAGCGTGGGATTAAAATGGGCCTGTAATATCGAGTGCGCTATCGAGTTTACGAATCGGGCCAAGGCGAAGAAATTATTGAAGGAGCAACAGCATGAGCGCTCGCGGATTAAAGAACGTAAGGCGGCTATTAAGCCTCTCAGTAAATGGCTACAAGAGGCACAGTCGGAGTTCAATAAATATATTCGTCTTAGAGACGCCGATAAACCCTGTATTTCCTGCGGATGCACGACCGCCATTCAATGGCACGCGGGGCATTATCGGACAACCAAAGCAGCCGGCCAGCATCGATTCAACGAGGACAACTGCAACAAACAATGTTCTCAGGATAACCTGTATCATTCCGGCAGAATATCGGATTATCGCATCGGACTCATTGAGCGAGTGGGCATGTTGCGCGTAGAAAAATTGGAAAACGATAATGCTACTCGAAAATGGACGATTGAAGATTGCGTCCGAATTAAAGCCGAATACCGAGAAAAGATTAAGCAGCTGAAAATAAATAACGAATAATTCTTTGAAACCTGTTGCGCATCCTGTTTCGTTTAGCTATAGTTACTCCAACGCAACGCACTTGGAGAAACGAAATGGGCAACAGGGCAAATGTAATCATAAAATCGGGTAGCGAGCAGGTATGTCTTTATACCCACTGGGATGGAAGCACATTGCCAGAAACTGTTAGAGCCGCCTTGATTCGCGGTAAGCAGCGTTGGGACGATTTCCAATATTTGACACGAATTATTTTTTGCCAAATGGTGCCGTCGAGCGCTTGGGATAAATTAACTGGTTACGGTATCACGAATCAAATCCATGATAATGATAATCCAATTATAACGGTTGATGTCGACAAGCAAATGGTTGAAATCCAATATTCTGAGCCTGTTTCTTTCAAAGATTACGTTGTGGCAAAAAATGACCCCCGCTGAGCGTGTAGCCAAAAGCCGGGCCAATCGTAAGAAATTAGGATTAAAGCCGGCTGAATTTTGGGTCACCCCCGAAGAGCATCAAGAGCTAAAGAAACTTTACCTACGATTAATCCGTCGTCGTAAGGGCGAGCTGCTGCCTCGTTAAAAGCAGCACGCATTGATGATTGCATTTGTGTAGCTCAATTAGCTCTGGGTTGTTCAAGCGGAGCGCCCGGCAGGGTTGGTAGAGCGTGGTCGGCAGGCCGAGGTTGCGGGTTCGATCCCCGTCACAAGTGCAATCATCAATGCGGTGTCAGCAATGACCTTGAGGGATGGGGCCGAAGCGATCGCGACGCATCCCGAGAATATCGGCCACCGCAGACCTAATTGATTGGAGAGTGAAATGACAATGATCCCATGCAAGCACCTTGATTACGAAGGTGAATACATCGATTGCGAAGTAAAGACGTGTGCCCCGCACTTTCCGGACGTTAAATATTGGAAGCGCAACAATCCTCCATATGAAGGCGCTCCCGTAAAAGTTCAGTTTTGCAAATTGCGCGGGCGCATAAACGGGATTTTTGATTGCTATAACGTTGGTGAAATGTCGTGCCATGAACCTTGTGTGTGATCGAATTCCAGCGCACGGAGAAAACAAATTGACGACGAAGCGCACCAAACACCAGCGTGAACTGTACGAGTTGGCGGGCGAGTTCTTTGCGCTGATGCAGAAATTCGGTGGGGCCTATGGGTATAGCGATGGGTGGAATAAATTACATGCGCTAGAAATGCGTGCGCTGTGTTGTGCACGCGAAGCAATCAAGCTGGCGGAGAGTGCGGGATGAAAGACCCGGATATTGTGCTCGAAAACAAAGCAGGCGTAAGAATTTTAGAGAGTGGAAGAAAATTTGGTCACTACCACGCAGATGGAGCGCTGTGCTGGTGCGGCTATGAGCTATATGCCGCGCCTATGATTTTTCGCGCAAATCACAAGCCCGGCAACCCTGTAATGATTTGCTCGGATCATGGCGTACACGCATATCGGTTTTTAGAGTTGGTGAAAGGAAAACAGCCTGCACCTAGCTCAGAGGATAGCCAATGAAAACCAAAACGATCAGTGGTGATGTGCCGGATGATTCAGAAGTCGTTGGTGTAAACGTTTGGCACGGTGATGGAACATGTACAGACATTGAGTGGCGCATCCTGCCCGAACCGCAGCCGGTGGCGCTACGACCGACCGTCCCCGAAGGATTGATACAAGCTCTCGGCTATCAACGTCAAATTGACGAAGAGGGCGTCGAGTGTGGCGTCAATAGACAAGCAGTTGATGAAGCGATTGAGATTCTGAAAAAGATTGTCGCTTATGAGGTGCCATTGCCATCCTCCACCGAGAGCCGGCCACAGGGTGATGAGCAGACCGCTAAGCAAAAATACGATGAATATATGGCGGATGATAAAGAGCCTGACGCAATCGAGCGCCTGCGATTCTTTTGCGCCCAAGCAATGAACGGTCAGGATTGGCTAGACGTAGAACCATTTTTTAATGATGTGATCGCAGCTACCACCGCAGCGCCACAGGGTGATGGGCAGGAAGAGATCGAGCGGTTGCAGCAACGTATCCGCGAGCTTGAATATACGATCAATGATTATGAGCATCAGATCGAAGGATTTACATCGTGCTATGGCCCACTAGCCACCGCAGCGCATGGCGTGCCGGATGGCTGGAAAGTTAGCATACATGTCGACGAAGAAACCGCGGAACAATACGCGGCAATTACGGACCCAAAAGGAAAGCTTACTTTGTTCTCAGAGCAGGATGATGACGGTTTTAGATGCCGCGTCGTTTATCGCTTCATAAGAGACATGCTCAACGCCGCCCCCTCTGCGCGTCAGGAGAAAAGTGATGGGTAATACAACAGCAACAACAATAGTCGGCTCTGGGGCTTTTAATACTGTTAGTTATGACGACATTATCAGAGTCGTCGAGGAATTAAATAAGGCCCCTAAACTTGATCAGTGGCTTTTGGTTGACCCGCAAGGTTGTGGGTATAAGGGAACTGTTGAGCAAATTGCGCTGGTTATCCTTCGAGAGCACCCACTATTGAAATTTAAGCCATCTGCGCTTTAACTTGCGGACGGCGCGTCAGGAGAGTGAGCTGTGAGTGCAGTTGACGTTCTGCGTAGTCTTGAGTGGTCTGCTAGGTATAGCCATTGCACAGGTTGGCCCTGCTGCCCAATTTGCAGAGGAATAAAACCCGGTTGCGGCAGAGATGAGCATGGCGTGCTGCCTGATAATCAAGGCCATAGGAAAGATTGTCAGCTTGCTAAAAATATCGAAGCACCCCAGCCAGTGAGGAATGAGACATGACAACTCACGAATTAAAAACAGACCCGAAGCCATTTGATGACGTTGTTCGCGGCTCAAAGCGGTTTGAAATACGTAAAAACGATCGTAACTTTGATGTGTTCGATTGCCTGCATCTGCGTGAAACCTTGCACACTGGTGAAGAAATGGCGAAGGGTGCGGAGCTTATATACACAGGCCGCGAATGCTTGGTAACTGTCGTGCACATATTGCGTGGGCCAATTTATGGCCTCGTCGAAGGGTGGGTCATTCTGTCGGTTGAGCCGACAGACAGCACAGCCCCGCAGCCGAGTGGGCAGATAGTTGGCTACTTCGTTAATACGAACGATCCCACTGCCTCGACAACAAAGTACGAGCAGGTTGATGACGAATTTAAAAGCGACCCAGATGTTGTGGCGCTCTGCATCGCCCCCTCGCCCGCTGTCGTTGGTGGTGAGGCTGATAAAAAGTGTCGTGAAATTATTGAAGTATTGGTCGGCATGGAGGGCTTCGAGCCTGAAACAGCGCCGGAAGCGTATCAGCAGCGGATATTAAAACAGATCGAAGAAATTGTTATACGCCAACCTGATCTCGAAGAATCTCCCGAATACAAACATCTAGCCCTAATCTGGAACAACTTCAAGCAGCTTGTCAATGCACAAGATATGCCAAAGCAAGGAGTCACGTTTGAAATGGTACAGGCAGCCCGCAGAATCTTAAAACTGGAACGGCATGGAGAATCAAAATGACTCAGGAATTTACGTTAGAAGGTCGTCGCATTCTGGACGAAAAGACTATCGACGGCGAATTGCAGCAATTGGTTGAAACCGTTTACTCACCCGTATGGGTCTGTACTTGTGGTGATTTGCGCTGTAAGCATATCACGCAGATTATTAAACAGGCAGCTTAATTCGGTTATGGTAGTATTTTACTATCGCAGGAGGAATCCACATGATTGATATGCTGATACATCTCATTATCTTGCTGGTTATTGGGGGGCTGGTTTGGTATTTGATTACCCTGTTGCCCGTGCCCGGGCCAGTCAAACAAGTCATCAACATTGTGGCCATCCCGATACTGATATTGTTGATAGTCAGTGTATTCTTTGGTGGAATAAGCCATAGCGTGAGGCTAAGCTAATCCTGTGATAGAATAAATAAATCGCGATGCGAGATCGCCATAGTCCGGTCTATAAACCCGGAACAGGATAATTAATGCCGTTATGCACCCGCCAGCTACCGATACTCAGAGTCTCGTATTCAGCGGGCGGTGACACGACCGCGCCTACAGTTACGTCGGCCGTTTTGTCTGCTGATGGGACAACATTCACACTCAATTGCAGTGAAAATGTACAGCTTGGGGCTAATGGCATTAGTGGGCTTACCATCAGTCCTTCTGGTGGTGCTGCAACGTTGACGTATTCATCAGGGTCTGGCACTTCCGCTCTCGTGTGTACCGCAAGCCGCACGATACTGAGCAGCGAAACAATTACTCGATCTTATACAAATCCTGGCGATGGGATTAAAGACACTGCCTCCACGCCGAACCAAATGGCGAATTTCTCCGCCCAATCTGTGACGAACAATTCCACCCAGGCCGGCGCTTTGCTGTTTCAAGACACGATGGATTCCGGTTATACGGCAACCGTAGACTGGGCGAGTTTCGTATCGCAATCGCAGTCGCACGGCTGGCACTATATTGACGGCACGGATGGTAGAAACTCCATCGAGGCTGATCCGCTCGATGGATCACGCCTATGTTATGCGCTGTGGTATTACAATGATGGCAATGGCCATTGTCGACAATGGAAAACCGATCCTAACCATACGCAGGCGACCACGCGCCCGACAGAAATATATTTTGCATGGGACGAATATCGCCCTAGTGACTTTGATTTCGGACCGTCGAAAGACTGGCGCATCATCATCATGCCGAGCGGCTGGTGGTCAGATGTGCATGACCATGACGCAGATACGGTCGATGTCTATGGGGTTGCGGTGGTCCACAGGGCGGCACGTCATCGCCCTGTGATGGTGGCGGGATAAATATTCAGGGTGCGGGCGCAACGCAGCCGGGCGATCCGAATACTATTTTTCTAACAAGCGGCGAGATTTTAACGCGTGGCGTATGGCACACCATCGAAATACGCATAAAAACGAATACGCCAAATAATGCAGACGGTGCGGCGCAAATGTGGATAGATAGCGCGCTAATAGATGGTCGGACAGACGTTAAATTTACGCAGGATGGCGTTGCGCGCGGTCTTATCGACGGTGTGCGCATGGGCATGGAAGCAACCAATGGCGGCAGCGGCGCAGCATTCAACCCGCAGCGAAAACGATCTACCCGCAATTTCCGCATCAGCGCTTCGCGTATTACGTAGGGTAATAAAATGACAACCTTTTCGGACAGTTTTACCCGCGCCAATGAAACGCCATTAACATCGCCCAATTGGCAGACGCTCACCAGTTCTGGTGGGTTTGTGGGAGCAGGACTTAATCTTGCCTCCAATGCGGTCACCGCTCCGGCAACGGGGAATCCGAATTTCTCAGCCATTACTACCACGGCCATGACGGCCAGCAAGACCCAGTTTGAACAGGCGACTTTTACCACTTCTCCGACCGGGTTTGCGACGATGGGCGTCATCGTCAATGGGCGAATAACCGCGTCAGGCAGCAATGGGTTTACCTTGGCTTATTCCCAAGCTGGCGGCGAGGTCATTATCATTCGCTGGACGAGTAATTTTGAATTTGCCAACTCTGATCTGGATGCAGGAGCTGGAACGACTACATTTTCTCAAGCGGCTACGTTCGCCAATGGCGATATTATTCGATTGGAATGCGAAGATAAGGGAGTAACCGATTATGTTTCGCTGCGCGCATATAAAAATGGCGTAATCATCGGTTCAGAGGTCATCGCTTCTTATCCCACTGCTACGGCGGCCGGACAACCGGGGTTATTCAGTGATGCCGCCGCTAATGGGGTCATGGATTCCTTCAATGGTGGTGACATTTCTGCCGCTGCATCGGCTAAACTACTCTCCATGCTCAACAATCAAGCAGGCTTTTAACTCTCGCCGGGAGGCGACAAGGCAATGAGTTCACAAACCGTATTTGTTGATCCCGGCACCACGTCATACACCATTGATATTGGGTTAGTCCAAAAAGCCGCTGCTACCTCTCCGGGCGATCCAATTACCGGATTGGCCTTCAACACTTCCAGTTTGACGGCCTATTATCGAATCCCTCCAGCGGGTACTTTAACGGCGATTACGCTGGCTACGCAAACGGTCGGTGGTGGTTATAGTTCGGGTGGATTCGTCGAGGTTTCCAGTACGAATTCTCCCGGTAAGTATCGTTTTGATGTCCCGAATGCCGTTATTGCCAGTCGAGGATTGGCATGCATCACATTTAACGGTGCAGCCAATATGGCGACCCATGATGTCTATTTCTTCATTGGGATGAGCACTAATGTAACAGCGATAAATGGCAATTCCTTTAATGCAGGCGGCCCGATTGCAGAGCTCGGCATTGCCTATATGGGGACTGCTCAATCAGCCACTGCGACTACTCTAGTTCTGCCTTCTGCCGCCTCTTTCGCTGACACAACCTGTATTGGGATGACTATTGCCGCTTTTGGCTCGACACAAGGCTACTGGCAGTATCGAACAGTCACTGCGAACGTCGGATCAACTGATACCTTAACGGTGGACACATGGAGCGTCACGCCGAGCGGAACGATTACCTGTATTTTGTTTGGCAGCTCGCCAGCATCGACCAGCCTGTTACCTTCGGTCAATTCTGTTCAACAGGCCGGTGTTACTCTGAATGCTCCCTACATGACCTCTGGGACGGCACAGGCGGGGGGTAATAACACTATCACCCTCTCTTCGGGGGCCAGCGCGACCAATGGATTGTACGATCCCGGTCTTATTCGTATTGTCTCTGGGACTGGGGTGGGTCAGGCTCGGATGATCCTGTCCTATGACGGGACCACAAAAATAGCGGTGGTGGATAGAGATTGGCGTACCAATCCTGACAGTACGTCCGTCTATGAGGTAACAGGTTTAGCTAATATTCTCTCTACGAATGAAGGCATGGCTACCGGTGGTGCGGCATCGACTATCACCCTCAATGCCAGTGCTTCCGCCACCGATAATTTGTATCGCGGTCAATTGGTTCGCATTCCCTCTGGTGTAGGTCCCGACCAAGTGCGGATTATTGTGAGTTATGTCGGTGCGACTAAAGTCGCTACTGTTGATCGAGCGTGGGATACAACCCCAACGACAGCCAGTGCGTACCAGATTATTCCGGTTGCTGATGCCTACAGTGTGTTGTGGCAATCGGCGAATACTGAACTTGCAGCCGTTCCGGGTATTACAGCGACGTTGGCGGATATGATTAAATGGGTCTTTACGCTGGGTCGCAACAAACGAACTCAGACTGCTACGACGCAGTTGCTGAGAAACGATGCCGATTCCGCCACCATTGGCACGAGCACTGAGGCCGATGACGGTACTACGGCGACTCGCGGCAAGTTCGTTTAAGGAATATGTATGGCGATCGATAATGCAGCAAAACGCTATGCTTTGTTTGATGAAGGTATTACCAAACCGGATAATACAACATCGGCCTTTGATCGGATGGCGTTTATCAATTTTTACTATATATCCGGCGGGGTAGCACCTACGGCGGGCAATGCCAAGCACGGCGGACGATTTAGAAACCGAATGAGGACACGCTAATGAAGTTAGATATTTTCAGGCCCGCCAGCGCATCGGGTGCCGGTGGTACAGCCTCGTTAACCGGGTCCAGTGCAACGGTAACACCAACGTTCAATCCCACTGTCCAAATGCCCATGACTATCCTCATTACCAATGCAGGTACTGATATTATGATGGTGGAGTTCGGGGCTACGGCCACAGTAACGACCAGCACCGCGATCCTGCCCAATGATAAGCAGATATTCGATTGGGTCAGTGGCGGGTCGTTTGCTGTAATCGGTGTCACGGGGACAGGCTCAACGCTTTATTGGAAATTAGGCTACGGCGCATGAATATTACATTTCTGCCAGTTGAAGGAACCAATGATGTTCTTCGATTTATCGCAATGGATAATGGAGTCAGAAAAGATGGCGCTATTATTAAGCAACCTATAGATACTTTATATGATAGGGCCCTGTTAGCTGCTGCAACTTTTGGGCCAACAACCAAAAAGTAGGTGTTCACTAACTAATCAAAATAGTTGACTACTCAATTATTTAGGATTGAAGACAATGGCAGGCGCACCAGAAGGCAATACTAATGCAGCTGGTAGAAAGAATAAGCTGTTTAATGCGGCATTGCTTAGAGCAATCGCTCAAGACGATCAGGGTGATGCCAATAAATTGCGGAAAGCAGCAGAGCAATTATTAACGCTTGCCGCACAAGGCGAGCAGTGGGCCGTTAAAGAGTTGGCAGACAGGCTAGACGGGAAGTCTAAACAACAAATAGAAGCCACAGGTTTAGATGATGGCCCTATCCAGCATAAAGTTGATGTAGTCATCGTTGACGCTTCAAGTCCTAGTTCCTCGTAAGCTCAAACCTCTACTTTACCCAAAGCGTTTCAAGGGTGCTTACGGTGGGCGGGGTGGGGCTAAGTCTCATTTCTTTGCCGAGCAGGTCATCATTGCTTGTTTGACCAAAACGGTGCGAGTGGTTTGTATTCGGGAGATTCAAAACACCATCAAAGATTCGGTCAAACAGTTATTGGCCGACAAGATTGCGAAGTTCGGACTACAGCATCAATTCAATGTACTCGATACCGAGATACGTGGGCCTAATAACTCGTTCATCGTGTTCAAGGGTATGCAGTCCTACAACGCCATGAATATCAAATCTCTCGAAGGGTTTGATATTGCCTGGGTGGAGGAAGCCCAAACGCTTAGCCAGAACTCGCTGGACTTACTTCGCCCCACTATTCGTAAAGACGGATCGGAGATTTGGTTTAGCTGGAACCCTCAGTATAAGACCGATCCGGTCGACAAATTCTTTAGAAAGAACCCACCGCCTGATGCCATATCTGTCTCGGTCAATTGGCAAGACAATCCCTGGTTCCCCGAAGTCCTCAAACGCCAAATGCTGCATGACTTCGAGACCGACGAAGATAAAGCCGAGCATATCTGGAATGGGGCTTATGGTTCTTCGCAAGGCTCTATTCTGGGTAAGTGGATCAGTAAGGCCATTCGTGAGCTACGCATTCGCCCAGATGTTTGTTATGACGAGTTGGGTGCTCCTATCGTTGTATCGAGCGATTTAGGTTTCAGAGACACGGCTTCATGGTGGTATTGGCAGCCCTGTCTGGGTGGGTTCAAGCTGCTCAAATATGAAGGGGATTCAGGGCTGGATGCCGATGATTGGATTCCCATTATCCGAAAGTCTCTCGATGATCTCGGTGTTGATTCAAAGCATAAGTTGGGAAAGATTTGGCTCCCGCATGATGCAAGGGCTAAAACCTTTCAAAGCAAACACTCCAGTGTTGAGAAGTTCCTCGAAGCCTTCGGGGCCGAGAAAATGGACATTGTTCCCATGACCTCGAAAGCCGACCGCATCAGTGCCGCACGTCGCGTTATTACTCAGTGTGAGTTCAACGTGGATGCCTGCGAGGATGGTATCGATGGGTTGGCGGCATGGGAGTTTGAATACAATGAGGAGAATAATGTGTTCTCCCGCGATCCTTTGCATAACTGGGCCTCTCACCCCTCGGATGCGTTTTCGTATGGCTGCCAAGTCATGGAAATGGATCAGCCCAAGATAGAAGAAAAAGACCTGTCTATCAGGGGATTAGAAGTTAATACGAATACTGTTACAATGAATGAATTATGGGATATGGTTAAAGCCCCAGCGGAGCGCTATTAATGGTCGCCAGAACACCCAAGCCGGTTGAGCGCTATAACAAGCTAATAGGCGCCTATGATGCCGAGTTCAAGAAATGGGAAGCCCGCGCCAAGAAGATCATTAAACGCTATCGCGATGAAAGAACCGTCTCGAACGACTCAACCGCTAAGTTCAATATTCTCTGGTCCAACGTTACTACACTGATCCCTGCTGTATTCGCCCGCCTTCCACAGCCCGATGTCTCGCGGCGGCATAAAGACAATGATCCCGTCGGTAGGGTGGCTGCGTTATTACTCGAGCGTGGTCTTGAGTATGAGTTACAACATTATTCGGATTATGCCGCTGCACTGAAGAATGTCGTACAGGATCGCTTCCTCGGCGGTCGTGGTATCGCGTGGGTACGGTATGAACCACATATCGAAGAGATGGATTCGGTTGAGACGGATGACGGCCCTCAAGTCACTGAGGATGCGGAGGATGAGGGCGCTGAGCTCAATGAATACCTCGATACCGAATGCACTCCAGTGGATTATGTCGCCTGGTCGGATTTCGGCCATGAGGTCGCACGGACATGGGAAGAAGTCAATGTGGTATGGCGACGCGTGTATATGGGTCGTTCTGCATTGATTGAACGATTTGGCGATGAATATGGTACGAAGATTCCTCTTGACACTAAACCGCCCGAGCTGAAGAAGTCCGACGGTGAATCAGCCAGTCAGGCGTTGATTTATGAGATTTGGGATAAATCCGAGAATAAAGCCCTTTGGTATTCAAAATCACTGGGCGAGATTTTAGACGAGCGTGTTCCTGGCGACGACAGTCTCCCACGGCTGGAAGGTTTCTGGCCCTGCCCTCGTCCTTTGTATGCCACCACCACCACGGACAGCCTGATCCCCATTCCTGACTTCTCGCTGTATCAGGATCAGGCCAGAACCTTGGATTTACTGGCCGAGCGTATCGATGAATTGATTAAAGCCCTTCGAGTACGTGGGGTTTACGATGCCTCCAGCCCTGAGCTGGGTCGCGTATTTACCGAGGGGGCTAACAACAATCTGATTCCGGTCAAGAACTGGAATGCGTTTGCCGAGAAGCAAGGCTTAAAAGGCTCGATTGAGCTGGTTGATATTGTGCCTTTCGCCCAAGC